TTCCTTAAGTTGATTCTGAAAAAGAAAAAAAGGGAAAAAAGAAAAACAAGTAATTTATAGTTGATTTTGACCCCTCTGTCAACCCCTAAAACGCACCTGTGCAATAACATTTCACTATTACCTGTATTTAAGCAATAATATTCTCTACTCTATTCCATTACCAGAAGATTTCTCCTAAGCGGGTACTTGTAACGTTAAGGATGTCAATATAAACCTTCACAAGTCAAGCTATTTGTGGTACAATATATATAGAATGGCTAAAAGAAAGAAATATGGCTCGTTATTGGAGCAGATATCTGCTGAATACGAGAAATACGGACACTATAGGGCACACGTACCTAGTCATCATGTGTATTACATACGTGCTGCTTTAAAAGAACGTACTGGTAAAGACTTCAGTGTTGAGGATGTTGAGAAAGCGTTGGTTGCTGAGGGGCATTTACAGTATGCAACGGGGAAACCCGGAACGTAAGACCTGATGCTGTACTTATTCTTGCGGGGTTCGCTACAGCCACTCTAAGGCATAATGGACGGAATTTTGACAACGTGGATTCCGTCCATCTTTTTTGAGGTTACTATGTTTAAGGCTATGGTACTAGCGTGTGCGCTACATCAGCCTAGCATGTGCGCCGTATTCGAAGATGAGTATGGCCCGTATGCAGAGAGAGCTGAGTGTATGGAGAGAGTAGGAGAGATTACCACTGTTATTGGTAATGCTTTTCCTTTTCCACAAACATTCCGCTATAGATGCGAACAACAAGGTGAAGCTACATAATGGCACGTCGGCCTTCCAAGATGCCAGCACGCAATAAGAAGAATTTCCGTTCCACTAAGTCGGGGGCGGGGATGACTGAGGCGGGTGTTAAGGCTTACCGTCGTGCTAATCCAGGTAGTAAGTTGAAAACAGCTGTTACCGGCAAGGTAAAGCCGGGGAGTAAGGCGGCTAAGCGTAGGAAGTCATTCTGTGCTCGTTCAGCGGGACAGATGAAGAAGTTTCCGAAAGCGGCAAAGAATCCTAACAGCCGTTTGCGTCAAGCCCGTAAGAGGTGGAAATGTTAAATCTGCTAGTTGGACCTATTGCAGAACTTGCCGGTACATGGTTATCTGGCAAGGTAGAAGAGAAGAAAGCCGTGTCGGCCACCAAGGTAGCGAAAGCGCAAGCGGAAGCTATCGTGATGCAGAAGAAGGCCACCGGTGAGATTGACTGGGACTTGGAGATGGCTAAGGGTAGCCAATCCTCGTGGAAAGACGAGTGGCTTACCATTTTGTTTTCAATCCCGCTTATCATGGCCTTTGTGCCTGGGATGGAAGAAGTAGTTGCAAATGGATTTCAACAACTGGAGCAAATGCCTGAATGGTACCAGTACAGCTTGGGCGTCATTGTTGCTGCAAGCTTTGGGGTCAGAAGTGCGACAAAGTTTTTCGGAAAGAAGTAGTGGTCACTGTATTAGAGGATGTGATGGGTATCATGTGGTGCATGCACAATCGAACTACAGAAGAACAAGCGGGGGTAAATCGTGGCAGAAGTAACAATGGAGCGCTTTCTAAAGTGGAAAATACTACCGCGCTTGATGATGATTATGATGTCAATATCGGCTTGGCGGGTAGTGGAATGGTTTATGACCTTACCAAGTCCAACAATGGAACAGTCGGCTTTAGTTAGCGTTGTAACAGGGGCTATGACGGGTGCGTTTGCGGTATGGCTGGGACATGAGAAACACTGATGTTAAACGAATGGGTTTTGGTTTTAGTGACGGCGGTGACGCCGTTTGAGTTTGAAGTTGAACCGTTGGTGCACACACGAACAATGGCAGAGTGCTATTTTCAGTCCACGGTAACAGAATTTGATATAGTGCAGGAGTACAACAAGGAGCTTCTGTGCATTAGGGTGAATAAAGAAATTGATTGAATGGTGGGAAGTGTGGCTGGTGGCCATGATAACAACAAACACTATAGTTAACTGCGCAAGATGGTACTTGGATAGGAAAAAGTTTAAATGAAATACAATAGCGAAGTTTTCGTAAATAAGTTGATTGCGCATGAAGGGCTGCGGCTTGCTGTATACAAAGACAGTTTAGGCATTGATACCATCGGTATCGGGCGTAACCTAGAGGGTCGCGGCATCAGTAAAGAAGAGCTGGATTGGATGGATATCCCTAGTATGGATGCTATCTATGAGTACGGCATTACAGAAGCGGATGCTATGTATTTGGCCAAGAACGATGTTGCGATTGTTGAAGATGAGCTGTGCAGAGCGCATGAATGCGTTGCTGACCTAGACGCAGTTCGTCAGCTTGTCGTAATGGACATGGCGTTTAATATGGGGGTTCCACGTCTCTGTAAGTTTAAAAAAATGTGGGCGGCAATTCATGAAGGTGACTTTGCCACTGCATCCGTAGAGATGCTTGATAGCAGGTGGGCGAAACAAGTAAAGGGACGCGCCATCAAGCTTTCAGAAGCTATGAAATCAGGGGAACTATAATGTCAGATAAAAAATCAAAGCGTAGTCCGAGAGTTCAAGAACATCTTGATTCTCGCATGGGAACAAAATTTAAGGTGGATGATGATACATCACGCCCCAAAAACCTTAGTAGCCTTGTTGATGAACTATATCATAAACACTCTTTAACGCAAAGGGGTGGCAGATTTGCTGACATGGTAGACCCAAAACCTTCCATGAAAGAAAAAATTACAATTCTTTTAAAAGGTCCGATGGGGAAATTAAAAGAAGATGTATCTCCTGAATTGCTTGCACGTCTTCGTCGGGAAGCCAGCGACACAAAAGTCAGTGATGCCCTTAAAAAGAATAAGGGCGGAACTAATGTTAAAATTAAAGAGATACCTTCGGGTCTTATGCAACAGTACCGTGAAAACTTTTATGATAAAGGTCGAGATGACACCATGTCTCTGACTCAATATGTACAAAGCGGTCGTGCAGCACGAGATTTGAAAGCTGGCGGAAAGAAAAAAGGCGGGATGAAATCCGGTAAAAAACATATCATGGATATGCCCACCAATGTTCCCCGACTACGGGCAGGAGCCGTACTAGGCGATTTGAACAAAGATGGCAAGATGTCTGGCTATGAAAAAGTTCGTCAAGCCGCTATCCAAAAGAATATGGATGCCCGAAAGAAGAAGTGACGTGCATCCAGTTGAAGCATCTATTCGTAGGTGGTCCAATGACTTTCTTGAAGTGCCTAATGTAAAGTTAAATGGTTTGCCTCCTTGTCCCTACGCACAAAAAGCGTGGGCAGATAACAAAGTAGTATTTAGCATTAATACTGGCCTAGAGGGGCTAGCGAATTCAGTAAAAGAATTTGACCAGCATGATTACGATATCGTTGTATGGGCAAATGAAGAACTACCTGATATTGAATACATTGATGGTTGGTGCGATGGAATGAATGAGGCCCTTTCCATTGCTGGAATGGATATGCACCTTATGGTGTTCCATCCCGATTATGACGCCGTAGATGCGGGGTTAGATTTCCTCATTGAAGATGAACAAGATGATTTAGAATACTGTATGGTATTCGTTCAGCGGCTATCTCTTCTTGATGATGCTGCAGTTAGTTTGGAAAAATCAGGGTACTACCAACACTTTCCAGATGATGTATTTGAGAGCCTAGTGCTTGAAAGAAGGAATCTTAGACATGGTAATGAAAAAAGCAACTAAAGCCCGTGGCGGCAAGACTAAAGTAGCAGCAAAACGTATGCGTGGCGGTATGGCCACTAAAAAAATGCGCGGCGGCGGCGCTATGAAGATGGCATCTAAGCGTATGCGCGGCGGCATGTCAAAGAAAAAATAATGGCGGCTAAAAAGAAAAAAAGTAAAAAGCCGGTGCCCACCAAACCAGCTCTTTGGTCAAAGGCCAAATCTGAGGCTAAGCGCAAATTTAAAGTGTACCCATCAGCTTACGCAAATGCCTACGCATCAAAGCGCTATAAAGCAATGGGCGGCAGCTGGCGATAATGAAACATGTTTTTCTCCTGTTTGTATTTTTGGGTACGGGGGAAAATCAAAAGATGGTTAGCAACGATATGTATTTTGCCAACCTGAATGATTGTGTTTGGTTTGCACAAACACTACACAAACAAGGGGAGAAGATAACCTCCTATTGCTTACCCAAGCTTATAGATAAAGATGTAAAGGTGTACTGATGGACCCCATTAGCGCAATGGCGACAGCATCGGCGGCTTTCGGTGCAATCAAAAAAGGTTTTGCTGTAGGCCGTGACATCGAACAGATGGCTGGGGATTTGTCGCGTTGGATGGGCGCCATGTCTGACCTAGAACAGGCAGAAAAGGAGGCAAAGAACCCACCCATATTTAAAAAGCTATTTGCTGGGCAAACTGTAGAACAAGAAGCAATAGCTGCATTTGCTAACAAAGAGAAGGCAAAACAACAGCGTTACGAATTACAGCAGTGGATTTCCCTAACTATGGGCAAGTCTAAGTGGGACTCCCTCGTAGCAATGGAAGGCCAGATTCGTAAGCAGCGTAAAGAAACACTTTACAAACAGCGCGAACGTAGACAGAAGTTTGTAGAGATTGTAGCGTGGATAGTCATGGTTGGTATCGGCATTACAGCTCTTTACTTTTTCATTACTTTTCTTAAAACGCAGGTAGCACACGCAGCAGACCCAGACTATGTAACTTGCCGATTGAAGGGCTGCACGAATGTAGAGGACCAGCGTGTGTGCGTTTATCATGGAGTAAACAATACTGTAGATACTTTGTTTTTTCGTATGGACGAGTGGTTCCCCCGTGAATTTCAGTGTAAGTATGACCCTAACGATACCAAACCACCAAGCATACAAGAAACATTTAAACAGATAAGAAAGTCGCAGAAAAAATAATGGCTTATCAGGGAGGATTGCGTAAATGGTTCAAAGAGGATTGGCGAGACGTATCCACAGGAAAAAAGTGTGGGCGTAAATCATCTTCGAAGTCAAAGAGAAAGTATCCAGCGTGTCGCCCGAAGGCGGTCGCAGATAGGATGTCTAAAGGACAAAAAGCTACAGCCACCCGTAAGAAACGGAAAGCCGGAAATACAGGAGGAAAGCCTACCTCTATTCGATGGTCCGTTTCACCCTCTGGACGTAAACAAAAGGCCAAACGGAAAAAGTCAAAAGCATGACGCGTAAACGTAACTACAAAAAAGAATACGCTAGCTACCATAGCAAGCCGAAACAAATTAAACGTCGTGCTTCCCGTAACGCCGCTCGTGCCATTATGGCTAAAAGGGGCAAAGTAACTAAGGGGGACGGCAAAGACGTACACCATACTACTGGTAATCCTATGAACAATAAGAAGCTATCTGTTAAGTCTCGTAGTAGGAACCGGTCTTTTGCCCGTACCAAAACAGGAAGAAAGAGAAATCCTCGTGCCTAAACAACTTACAGAATTGCAATCTAATTTTCTAGACGCTTTATTTGGTGAGGCCAAAGGCAACTACACCAAAGCATTGAAGGTGGCTGGGTACTCGACAAACACAAACCCCTATGCTATAATGCAAGCTCTTCGCACAGAAATTATTGAACGTGCGGAAATGGAAATGGCTGCTAACGCTCCCAAGGCTGTGTTGTCTATGGTGGGCGTTATTGATGACCCTACAGCTGTTGGTAATAGAGAACGCCTCGCTGCATCACAGCAAATTCTTGATAGGGTGGGGCTTTCCAAAGTGGAAAAGCTTAACGTTTCTTCGGATAAGCCAATAGGCGTATTTATCTTACCTGCAAAGAATGATGACGATAGCACAGAAACTGAATCCGACTGACAGATACGATAGGGCCAAAGGGCCAACAGTGCCGTGGGGATACAAAAGGGCAGACCATGACCCTCAGCTTTTCGACCCCATAGAAGAGCAGTTAGAAGCCCTACAGCAGGGCATAGAGTACTTAAAGGCATCATCCTACCCTGAAGTTGCCAGATGGCTCACGGAGTACACAGGGCGCCCTATAACGCCTATGGGATTGTGGAAACGTATAAAGACTGACAAATCTGACAGACGGAAATATGTTGAACAAAAACGCCGTGCCGCCAAGGCCCAAGACCAAGGCAACATCAGCACCCAAAACTAAGGAAGAAAAAGAAAAGGCGAAGCTAGCCCGACAAAAACGTTCTGCGCGTATACAAATGAATATGGCACAGAAGAAGTTGAAGAGGCTAGAAGCGCAAGAAAATCCAGAAGCGGAGATGGAGTTTGTTGGCTCCAGTTACACCCCACAAGAACAAGAACCTGAGAAAATTCTGTTTGAGCCTAATCCCGGTCCGCAAACAGAATTTCTGGCCTCATCAGAACGGGAAGTGTTATACGGTGGCGCAGCAGGGGGTGGTAAGTCTTACGCTCTCATTATTGACCCGCTTCGCTACTGTAGCAACAAGAATTTTAATGCGCTAATTCTACGTCGTACAAATGATGAATTGCGCGAACTGATACACAAAAGCCAAGAGTTATACCCTAACGCCTATCCGGGCGCTAAATGGATGGAGAAGAAAAGCCAGTGGACTTTCCCCTCCGGTGCCAGAATATGGATGACATACCTTGAGCAGGACAAAGACGTTCTCCGTTATCAGGGTCAGGCATTTACATATATAGGCATAGATGAATTAACACAGTATGCGACACCTTATGCTTGGGATTATCTACGTTCGCGCCTTAGAACAGCAGACCCGTCATTACCAGTCTTTATGCGGGCAACAACGAACCCAGGCGGCCCTGGACATGCATGGGTCAAGAAAATGTTCATTGACCCCGAAATCCCTGGCAAACCTTTTTGGGCAACGGACATCACCACCGGTGAAACCCTTGTATACCCTAGTCGCCATAGTAAAGCAGGGATACCGCTCTTTAAGCGTCGGTTTGTGCCAGCTAAGTTGCTTGATAACCCATATCTTTACGAAGCAGGTGATTATGAGGCAATGCTGCTCTCACTGCCAGAAGTACAGCGTAGGCAGTTACTAGAGGGTTCTTGGGATATTGCGGAAGGCGCTGCCTTCTCAGAGTTTGACA